CCCCTCCAGTTCTATTTCTGCCGCAATCCCGGACTCTACATACCCCTGCTAGCCCTTCAGTACCATCCCATTCGTATCAATCTGACCCTGGCCCCCCTCCAGAGTCTGTTCTACTCACAAAAACTCCTAACGACCCCTAATGGATCCCTCACGGTCAATCCGGCGTCCATTACCTCCATGATGCTCTGGGGCGACTACGTCTACCTGGACGTCGAGGAGCGTCGCCGCTTCGTCAGCCAGAGTCATGAATACCTGATCGACCAGATCCAGTACACGCCCCTGATTTCCATCACACCGAACCAGAATCAGATCACAATCCAGACCGATTTCAACCATCCGATCAAGGAGTTCATCTTCGTGGTTCGCAGAACTTTTATGGATCAGGTCCACGAGTTCTTCAACTATTCGTCACTCGCCATTAACGAGCCCGTGGGTCCGAACATCACCTCCTATTTACAAGAGGGCCAGGTCCGCACAGATCTCATTAGCCAGGCTCTCCTACAGCTAGACGGATACGACAGATTCCAGGTCCGCTCAGCACCCTATTTCCGTCTTCAACAGCCCTATGATCACCATACGACGACGCCGGTTCAGAGTTACATCTACAATTACAGCATCGCCTTGAGACCCGAGGACGCCCAGCCCACAGGCACACTGAATGCTAGCCGCATCGACGCTGTGAATTGGCAAATCACGATGAACCCGCTCCTGTTTAATTCGGCCAATCCTACTGTTGGCAATGCGACCATCCGTATTTACGCCACGAACTTCAACGTTTTCCGCGTGGTCAATGGATTCGGCGGTGTTCTGTTCACCATCTAAACCTAAGTGTGAAACACACAGTAAATATTCCATAGGGATCTAACAGAGTTGTCCCTATGGAGTATCTTAATTCCCTCTTCGTCGCCACATCCTTAAAATCGTGGCAGAAGGCAAACCTGGACTATAATTGGTACTGGTTTCTCGCAGTATTTTTCGGATTTATAGGGCTGGATCATTTATATCTTGGATCACCTCTTACGGCTGTCGCCAAATTCATGGTGAACACGAATACGTTCGGCTACTGGTACATTTATGATGCGATCAGGGCCACGGGGGACCAGGAAACCATTAAATTCGCGGGACCATCTGTTCCGGGCCTTGGGTTCCCAGGGATCGCCGCTGGCCGGTTTCAACGCCCTGATGCTCCCATTGGCCCTGAAAGCAAGGGCAAGCATTCCCATGTGTTAATTTATACCCTGGTCCTGTTTGCCCTAGGCATCATTGGTGGTGATTCCTTCCTCGTCGGCGATACCCTGTCGGGTCTTCTGCGACTCTGCTTCCTCTTCACGGTGGTCCTCGCTCCTATTTCCATTATATGGTGGGGCTACAAGATGTACGCCTTCCTTATGAAGCCCAAGGAGGTCTTTGAACAGAACTGGAACTACTTTGACTTTCCGAGACCCAGCAATATCCCACCCTGTAACAATATGTTTGCCCAGCTGTTTATCTGGATTTTACAGACTGTGAGAGGCATCCTGTCCGTCATTCCTGGGATTAGTATGGTTGTCCCTTTGCTCGACAGTCTCATTCAGGCCCTCCGAGTCTCGTATGGTATGGCTGCGGCTGTCGTCAATGAAGTTGTCACAGGCGATGCTGCTGAAAAAGCAATAATGCTGTTTGACGATGCGATATCAAAGACAGTTCCCAATCTGGCCGAGCTCAGCAAGATCCGAGCCGAACTCCCTGGTAACAAGTCATGTCAATCAGGGGGAGCCGACATCGTCATTCCTGACACAACGGCCCCTCTGGCACTCTTTCTGTCCCTTACCATTGGTCTCATAATCGTGTCTGCTGTCACTATTTCTTTACGAAGGGCCTATCAGAATACGGATGATAGGAGCAGCAATGGCGACAATCGTACCGAATCCGGTCGAGATGAGGAAGCGTTTAATGATGTCAAACGACGAGGTAAAGGCAATGATGTCCCCCCTGAGCCAGTCGCATCTGGAAACTAGACTCTTACAGCCACAGACCTATGAAGATCCACTCGTAATCATATATTTTACAGCTAAATGGTGTAAGCCTTGCCAGAATCTGAAGTTGGCATCTGTCTATAATTATCGTAACGACATCAAGTGGTACTTGTGTGACGTTGACGTAAATGATTATTCGCTCAAGTTCTGTGGTGCCAGACAGATCCCGTCTTTTGCTGCGATTGTCCAGGGCCGACAGCTGCCACCATTTACCAGTGCTGATCATGTGGCGGTCTGTAAATGGCTGGGGACTCTGCCGACGTTGCCGGCCAAGACTGGGACTACTGTACCAGAGAACAAACCACCTGCTACTGCGATTGTAAAGCCACCCATCAATGTACTGGAAGCACCGATGCCGCCTGAGCCGGTCAAAAAAGTGGAACCGAAAAAGGGTGGATTTTCATTATCCTTTGGTAAGAAGACTGCTTAGCAGTCTTCGACAAAGAAGTAGCTTAGCTATTTTGACAAAGAAGACAGCTAAGCTGTCTTCGACAAAGAAGACTGCTTAGAAAACAACCTATAAAATTAAAATACTTAATAGATGAGTCGGCGATTAAAGCGGAATGGCTTAATTGAGCCCTCTCCGAAAAATACTGTTCTTGACCATAAAATCGAAGATGTTATAGTCGAAAACAAACGAATGACGATTACAACCTATGTTTATGAATGGTCCATTGATATTTTCATTGGATCACAAACAATTTACTGTGCCTATGCCCATCTTTCAAAAATGGCAAAAGGGGCTATTTATCATAGGGCGTTTCTTCATAAGATTCGATGGGATGAAGAATGTTCAGAACCTTTTCAACATGGTAAAGACACTGCGATGATATTTAATTTAATCATGACGTATATTAAAAAAAATTATCCGGCAGTGACCATTGTTGAGTTTAATGACGTAAGTAATCGAAAATGTGACAATGGAGCCTATGTAAATCTTGCCGCCATGAAACTCTTTACTGATGGTCAAACATGGTACGAATCACATTTTAAAGCAAAAATAAATGACCAATCCGAATCCATGTATCGATCCATGTTAGCATCGGCGAATCTTACAAAACAACACATGTCCTGGGATACTGCCAAAAACACAATGCCATGGTCTATCCTTGAAATTGACGAAGAGGAACTTAAAGAAAAATACAACTCCGCGTCTACCTGGACTGAATGGTTTAAATGGATCCGTACAACAATAGGAGATTCAGCGTTTTGTATTTGGCTATCGAACAAAGGATGGTTTGATGAATTTCAACGATCCGTATTGAGATTCAATATTATGTCCTTTATATTTCAGGTAAATGTAGCCGACTTTGATTTACATTACAATATAAAGAAAGGCGGAAAACGAAAAGTCGGCACACAGAAAAAACGACATTAGTCTCTTGGATCCTCGTCAAATTCCCCGCTACACAGGTTCTTGATGACAGTTTCAAGCTCCGCCATGTCCTTGAACGAATGAACGCTTCGTAAAAACACCTTATTTCCGTCAGGACTAAGTCGCATTGAAATCTCATAGAAGGTTCCTTCCTGGGATCGTTCTACGAGACTGTGGCTGATTTTTCCGCCTTTTGAATACGAGACCGCAAAGATCTCAGGATTCGTTTTAGTGTATAAACATGGACGTAAAATGGGGCTCTGAGGAAACTTCTGTAACAGGACTTCTGCTCTCAGCCGGTCAATCGGCAAATAAAACGTCGCACTCATCCTGTTCGCCGACGAGTTTTTCTTCTGGCACCAGGGAACACATAGCAAAGCTTCTTGGTCCATAGGACAACAGGCTTGCCGAACGCATATGGCTCCTTGGAAACCGGATGACCAGATCCCCGCATCTGCCCCTTAAAAAAGTCCGCCATCCAGTCCAAGCCACGGTCAAGTTCAGGATGGAACTGGAATCCCCAGAAGGGCAGATCCAGTCGATCCTGTCCCTCGATCCCACTCGCATACACCTTTCCGTCCCTGTCCTCAGATACCGTTAGCAATCGGAAGGTCTTCATTAACGATTTGTTAAATCGATCATAATAGACCCCGTAATCATGGAAAAAGGTCTTAGGGCTCACCGTTAAATCATGACCTTTAAGAATCTCGCTATCACAGCTAACCTGTAAGACAGACCCTGGGCCCCTCGGAATTCGATCGAGACTTTTAGCACCGGCCCATAAGAGCATCATTTGAAACCCGTGACAGATGCCGAAGACTGGTAGCCTGGCATCAGATGCTAGATCCAACATCTTGAATGCCAGCTTCTTGTATATAGGGTGTATCTCAGGTCCGCCCTGTAAGCACAGACCCTCAAGCCCTTTCAGAACAACCTGTGCGTCTTTCAAGGGAGTCGTAAAGGGAATCGGCACAACTTCGACATCGATTTTCCTGAACCAATCCACAAGCGTTTTAGTAATAAACGATACATTACCAAAGGGCATCGTAATTATCCCGACCCTCATTATCCTTATTAATCCTTGTGAAATTAGTTCGCAAACAACATGCGTCCTCGCCCCTCCTGGATCTCATAGACGTTCCAGCTTTCCATGACGACCCTTAAGTCCACCTTTCTCTGTCCCGAAATAATCTGGCGAGGCACATCGTTCAATTGGAGCCACAGAGTTGGTCTGTCGGCCGTCGTGAAGTTCACGGTTCCCTCTGGCACCCTGCTAAATGGCCTCACCCTGTTCATCTGATCTCCCAGGTTCCATCGCATCTCACTAATATTGTACCCTGGGTCAATCTCATCTTTCGCATAGTTCATCACGTCGTCCCAGACAAACGGGGGGAATTCGAACTCCCTGTCCCTTCCCGCAATCACGAGCTTGGCCTGCTGATAGAACTTTCCGTCATAGGCCAAGGGATCCGTGAAGTCTGTATAAATATTGCGATCCAGCATATTCGCTTGACGGAAGGCAAACTGGATGCGTTCCACGGGATGCCGAGCATCCAGTCGCCGCGTAATCGTCGCTAATCCACCGCTAATATCCAATGGTTTGTAATCCAGTTCTCCAATTGTAAAGACGTTTTCAAAGGTCTTACGAAACGGGATAGACTGCTTATTATCCTGGAGGCCTTTTCGAATGTCCGCAGGCACGTAGGCCTGCTTTGTTCCCAGCAGAATCGTGGGTTGACCTATATTGGCACGGCTAACGGGGTTAAACGTGAACAGTGATGACCCTGAACCGTCTGTATTAGGCAACTGGTACTGGAAGGTCTTGGTCCAAGGCTCAGGCTTATAGGCCCCATTGGACGCTACAATCAAATCCTCCAGCCGTCGCAACTTGATGCGAAGCCGGTAGGCCTGATTGGGCATACAGCAGATGGGAAAGCCCCCGTCACCTGGCGTCTGGAGCCCTGGCAAGGGCAGATTGAGTCGGAGTCGACCAGGGGTCGCCCTATAAGCAATGGCTCTCCCAATAGTAGATCCGACATCTATGCCTCCCAGATACTGATCCTGTAAATACACTGAATTCCACGACCCTTCTGTCGCCGTGGACATAAAGAGGGAATCTCCTGACCATTCCTGGATCAGCATCTGGTCCTGGAGAAACTGGATCTTTTCGAACAGATACAGACCGATGTACTTTGTATAGCCGTAACTGACCCCTGAGACATCTGTAATATGATACAGAGAATTGGCGATCTTAGGATCATTGGACAGATTGTTTGTATTGTTTGTTGGTGCCGACAGATTGTTGTTCACAGGAAGGGGAGGCAGCCACGTGGGCAGATCAACTAACAGAGTCGCGTCCGTGATTATATCACCGAACCGGTCCAGTTCGATTTCGAAGGTATTTCCGAACTGGGGTGCGTTCAAAGGTACGGTGGTTCGGCGTTCTTGGAGAAATGGGGCAGATGACTCGTAGCTGGGATTGAAGGGCAGACTGGAGGTCTTGCGATCTACGGCAAAATACGTGTCTTTCTTGCCCCTAGCCACCAGTTCATAAATGGACCCTTGGAGTGATGTTGTTGGCAAGGTGCTCGTGTTCATTACTGGAACCCTGGAAGATTTGTTTAGGCATTAATTATTTTAAGGGGTATAAGTAGGAATATGCCAAGATATAAAGCAAGATATACAGGGGATTTGAGTGCTTATAGAAAACCTTATGTAACTGATTATACAGACCCATTGGAAGAATTGGCATTAATGCTATATGAGTTAGATGATAAATTCGCATTACATGGTCTAAAAGATCTTACTAAAGGTAGTAGTTATGTACGATTAAATTATGGAAATGTATTTAATTTTGGAATGACAAAGCCAGAGTATATTGGTAAGTTTGAAGGTTTAGATGATAAGTTACCCTATTTTACGAATGAATATATTCCAGTAGATTTTTATTCTCTTATGAAAGCTTTCTTAAATAATGAGGATTATTATAGATATAAAAAATGGAATGATCCGGAAATTGAAAAGTATGAAGCAATAAAGGGGATAAAGGTTAAAGATCAATCACCTTACCCTGATATGTGGAATGAAGATATATTTATACATGTACCATCAAAAGAAGAAATAGATGCTGGATCTGATACATCAGATTCAAATAAAAGCAGTGTATTAAACTTATTTTACTTAAAACACAAGTTACAAAAACATATTGAAGATTTTGAAGCTGATAAATCTGTTTCTAAAACAAAATACGATAAATTTAAAAGTATTATAGAGAACTTGAATACCATACTAGAAGAGGAAAAATTAAGACCTAATTCTATGTCTAAAAATCCAAAATTAAATACAGACACACTTACATCTATGTACAAAATGCTTGTTGAAAAAAATAAGGATTTGGAACTACAACTTAGGGAGGCGGGGAAGATTACAAGTCATCCATTTGCCAATTTTATTAATACATCTTATAACGTGTCTAGATTGCCTACTAAATCGCCTAGTGTATTAAAAATTCAAGGCGGCAAACGCAAATCAAAAACTCGTAAACATCGTAAAACCCGCAAGCACTAGACGCTCAGGTCTCTCATTTACTGGTATTTTTACAAAATATACCTATTATACAAGTTATATTTTGTAAGTATAATAAAACTTTTTTACTTTTTCTCTTGTCGCATATGAAATTCATTCATAATGGGTGTATTTTTTCTATCATATCTATCCTTCGTTTTACACGTATTTAATTTACAAACGTCCGTTTGTATCGTATAGTTATTAAAATAACCATTAAAATAGAAAGATATGTTATCAATATCATAATCATATAAGGTTGAAAGTGCTATAATTTTATTTTTATTATCAATCCGTAAGTTAATTATCGAATAGCTACAATTATTTATAAAGTTATCAATATCAATGTAATTAAATGAATCATTACTTTTTCCAATTAAATTACGAATAATAACATTTTTATTTTCGTGAGTTACAGTGCCTTTGTCATCCGTTAAATAACGGATAATTGGTTGTGTAGTATATAAATAGTTAGTTATAATTAAGTTATTATTTTGATCATTTTCAACATCTACAATGTCATCAAATACAATATAATCAAACATTCTATTAGGAATTTGTTGAGCAATTTGACCAAATTCTATAGTTCCATATGATAATCGAATATCACAGTTTTTAAATATAGAGCATATAAATTTATATTGACAAGTAAATAGAAAATCAGCACTTAAATCCATACATTTAGGAATGTGTGTTAATTTAATATCTTTCATATATATCAATTGACTTAATCTAAATATTAAACTAGGAAAACTAACTATGAGTTCTGGTTTAAAATTATTTATACAATCTACCAACTCATATAATGTGCTCTCTTTTATATCACCATTTTCGTCTAACTCGGGAATAATAGAATTAAAAGTACTATGTAAAAAATTTAACTTATTAATTAACTTTACTGAATTTGCTCCATGAAAGTAATAAATTAATACTTTATCAGTAGGTTTCCATCCCATATTTATCCAACATTTAAAAAAACCATAAGATGCTTTTACATATTCATCATACGTATACCATTGATAAAAATAATTTCCAGAACTTCCACCTGAAACATGGGCAATAGCCTTTCCTGATAGTACTTCATAGGTATAATAAATACTATCTATCAATGAAATATTTTTGGCTACATTTTCTTTATCAGTCCAAGAATTATTAGCACTTTTAATAGAAGAAGCTATTTTGGGAATATTTTTATTACAAAATAAATCTGTATTTTTACTTATTTGCTGTTTCGTAACAATAGGCAGTGTATCAGCAGTATAGTTATTATAATAGGGTATATTCTTACATACATTTAAAATAAATTCTCTTTTATTTATATTAATTCTATTACTATTGATCTTATAAAGTTTGTCAATATTATCATATAATATATATCTAGCAGTATATGCTATAATCAAAATAAATGATATTACAAAAAATAATATGAGATAAAATGTACTTAATTTCATAATCTACATATAAGTTATAAAAAACTATTTTATTTCAAATGCTCAAAACCGCATCCTAAGGGCTCGATCGGGACGAACATACATCACATCAATATCGAATGGAAAGTTATACGTTCAACACAGACCGCCGACTGACAGCCCGATCAGGACGAACATAGATCACCTCGCTTCGCCCAGCCAGATCCCCCTTCTTCAAGGCCCAGTGCTCCAAATGCTTCGGGCACCCCACTAAATGATCCCTCAGAACCTCAGACCCAACCTGTTCGTCACAGTAAGGACACTTCGAAGCAGCACTTCGAATACGATACACATATACAGAGGCACATGTCACAATACTGACAGCTGCCATTAGGCCCATGCCAACCGCCATACCGATTACCTCGCTACAGAGTGGTATTATTTCTGTTCCTGTAGCATTCATGTCCCTATTGTTACCTAATAAATTTGAACAATTCGCTAAAGCTACTATTTAGCAACATGAAACTCGTAATCGTTGAGAGCCCCGCAAAATGCAGCAAAATTCAGGGATTTCTTGGGCCCGGATACATCGTGAAAGCGTCCATGGGTCATATCAGGGCCTTGGAAGAGGCCCTGGACGCCGTGGGTCTCACCACGGACTTTGAACCTCGCTTCCAGTTCATCGAGGCTAAGTCGAGGGTCCAAAAGGACTTAAAGGACGCGGCAAAAGGAGCCGAACAGGTCTACTTGGCGGCGGACGATGACCGAGAAGGGGAAGCCATCGCCTATTCCGTGGCTCTTCTCCTCAAGCTTCCCCTCGCAACAACGCCCCGTATTGTCTTCCATGAGATCACCCAGACCGCCATCCAGGCAGCCATGGAACATCCAAGGCGACTCCACATGGACAGAATCTATGCTCAGCAAGCCAGATCCATGCTGGATATGATGATCGGATTCACGCTCAGTCCGATCCTGTGGAACCATGTGGCGAGAGGCTTATCCGCTGGCCGTTGTCAGACGCCGGCCCTGAAACTTGTCGTCGAAAAGGAGCGACAGATCCAGGCTTTTAAGGCGGCATCCAGTTGGAGACTAACAGGTGAGTTTGCTGCTGGAACTACCAAACTAATCGCATCCCTCCAAGACGAGTTGGAAGATGAAGCCGATGCCCTCAACTTCCTGGAGAACTGTTACACGGACAGAGCCGAACCTCATATCGTAAACTCCAATGTGACCAGACCTTGGTCCTCCAATGCTCCCGATCCCCTGATTACCTCCACCCTTCAGCAACAGGCCTCCGCCCTATTCTCCTTCAGTCCTAAGACGACCATGTTGATCGCCCAGAAACTCTATGAGGGAGGGCATATCACGTATATGAGGACTGACAAGGCGGTTCTGTCCGAAGAAGCCATCGGGGATGCGAAACACTGGGTCACGGAGACCTTCGGACTAGCCTACGTCGCAAACGAAGAATCCAAACCAAAAGAACTTAAAGAACCGAAGGCCAAGAAGTCCAAAAAAGGGCCTAAAGAAACCGAAGCCGCGGAAGGACCTAAAGCTCAAGAAGCCCACGAGGCTATTCGCCCGACCCACATGGAAATTGCCGATATCTCGGACCCTGATCCGACCCACAAGAAGCTGTATGGTCTGATCAGGCAACGGGCCATTCAGAGCGTTATGTCAAAAGCCACTGGCGAGACCTGTACCGTTACCTTCCATCGAAAGGACGATGCCGACTTCCCGTGGACCGCAAAGTGGCGACGCACAACCTTCCAGGGCTGGCAACGCATGGGGAAAACTGCTGATCTTGAGGAGACCGAAGAGGAAGCCGATGCCTCCGCCACCACTTGGACCCAAGCCCAAGCCCTGATCCCCATGACCACCCTGACCTGGACCCAGCTTCAAGCGAATCCCCATGAGACCAAGCCGGCCGGCCGATTCACGGAGGCCACCCTGGTCCGAGAACTCGAGAGTCACGGAATCGGCAGACCCAGCACCTTTTCGTCCCTCCTCTCAGCCATTCAAGACAGAGGCTACGCTGAAATCACGGATATTCCAGGGAAAGATGTAACCTTAAAGACATACTCTCTAACTGCCACAACTGCGTCTGTGTCCACCACACCAGCATCATGGCCTCCCCAAGAACAGATCGTTAAAAAGAAAATGGGTGGCGAAAAGAAAAAGCTCGTACCGACTGCCCTCGGTCTCCAGTGTCTGTCCTTTCTTGAAAAACATTTCCCGCATCTGTTCGATTACAAATTTACCAGCCAGATGGAAACCAGGTTGGATCTGGTGGAAAAGGGCACAGAACCTTGGAAGCAAGTTCTCAGGGATACCTGGGCCACCTACAAGGACAAATATGAGAGCATGAAGTCTGGGGGGTCTGTTACTGGTTCTGCTGTTGGATCTTCTGACAGTTCCAAGGTCAAAACATTCAGTAACGGACTAAAAGCGGTGATGAGCAAGAAGGGACCACTGATTCTTCAGGAGGGGACGAATACAGTGTTCTATGGCTGGCCGTCAGGGGTGGTATTCGATGATCTGACAGAAGCAGATGCCAGAGCCTTTGTGGCAAAGGTATCTGAGGCCAAAGCGGTTGCTGACGAACCCATTGGAACCTTTGAGGGCCAGCCAGTTCTCAGAAAGACAGGAAAATTCGGACCTTATATAGCCTGTGGCACCATCAACCTGTCCGTCCTCCCTACTGACTCCTGGTCCGAGATCGAAGAGAAGCTCAAGGCAAAAGCAGCCAGTCCATCTGGGACTTTAAAGACCTTCAAAGACTACGAGATTCGCAACGGCCCCTATGGGCCTTACATGTTCAAGACAAGCCTTAAGAAAAAAGTGTTCGTATCGATCCCTAAAAGCGTCGATATCAACACGATTACTGAAGCAACCGTCGCTGATCTCTATAAGTCAGCATCAGAAGCGAAGAAGGCCTATAAAAAAGCCTAGGTGGATCATTACCAAATATATACATACATAGTCTATTTATGTTCCTATAGTAGATATGTCCCATGTTACTGTATATAAAATGGCGAAAGTGGCCCTTACGATTATCATAATTAATATCTTTTTCGCCCTTCTACTGATTCCGTGGGTCACGGACAAGGATGTGGCAGGTCTTCCACAAAAAACAGTAGATCGTTTCATAAGTCTGTTTTATTTTGGAATTACATCGTTCACTACAACAGGTTACGGCGATATTCATGCGTCCTCGAATCGCATGAAACTGCTTATTACGACCTACATGGTTCTGGTCTTTTCCATGACTGTCAGTTTTCTGTTTGACTTTTAGGTATAAAGACCCTGCCAACCAATCCATTAGAATAGCATAGGTGGATATTTTCTGACTCAAGTACCTCTTGTACAGGAGTAGTTGATTCACTATCTGACTTATAGACCCCTTCCTCTAGCACAGATCGAACGGTGTCCACTAGGTCACCGATTCGTGTATCATTTTTGTTACGAACGGCCTCCTCGGCAAACATGCTTAAGGGAACACTTTTGATAGTCTCTGACGCATCATGTGTCATCGGTATAATCCAATCACCTTTAGACCAGTGAATCATGGTGTCAATCACAAATCCCTTCTGAAATCGCCATCCGCCTTCGACTACGCCACTAGACCGACGAATATGGACATGGCTTAGGGCTTGGAAGAAGGGTCCGATCACGTCGTGTTTCAAGGCGTCGCTCGCTCTAACCCTTTTCGTCCTATGAAGGTACGCATTCGAGTCCCGTTTCGCATCTGCCTTATGATCGGAACAGTACCGAATGCCAAAGTGATGGCCGATTGTCCGTTCATCGGCCTCTTGTTCCTTGCCACAATAGAAGCAAACGGCTTTTCGCATCACCAGGGAACACGGATTCATTATTTGATGTTGTAACATCAAATAATGAATATGGCGGTCAACTTTTATGAAATATAGTCGGCGAATTCTGTAATCAGATTATTTTTTGTCACATCCTTTTCACTCTTTCCAAAATCAAGTAAGAACTCGATGACATCTGCCGACTTGGCCTTTGATAAAAAGTCGCTGTACAAACAATATTTGTAACACAATATATTTATGTCATGTGCTCTTTTTGGTTTCACTTCCTCTATCAACAGATCATAGAAGGTAGTTCCATAAAACTGGATATCCGTCAGAACTATTTCTTTTATGTATTTATAGAGTGTTGAATATCTATGTTTTATATTGGATCGCAAACTAATTGCTTTTTCCAAGGATATTCCTATCCCTTTACTGTCGAACATATAGGCTGCCATAACAACTGATACTAGACCGATAATATCTATATTATTTTTTGTTATTTTATGGTGTAAATGACGTAACGTTGCCATTAAAATAAGGATAGCCCTGTCAAAGACGAAATAAAACGAATCAGTTGTCAATGGCCATTTTAATGAATAGAGCCAAGTAATTGTTGCTACCACGGCACTTTTTGTAATGGCCCAGGAAGGAATTTCGGATGCTGCCGACGATGAAGAGGCTAAGGCTGTTTCAGAAACCATTAAACGGGCTGGAAGCATGTATTGATCAAAGATATCCTTGTCATATTTTGGTGCCAAATCATCCGTTTTAATGTATCCTGCTCTCAGAAGTAGTTTCAAAGCCCCCCTGATAGTCAAGCGAGTCTCTGGATTGTAATCCAGGAGGCGTTGAATGATCGTGGCCACTAATTTGAGTTGCTTAGTGTTTGTCTGGAATTTTGCCCTAGCTACTACACGATTATATACAGCGTCTGGCTTACGATCTAAGGTAGCTAATGGATATACTTCGTTTGTCCTGTCTGAAAGACTTGTTATAGTTTGGAGGGTATACTGATTGTCAGCTCGATATAGTTCTCCATCTTTTTCGACAGGAGCTCCAAGTTTCGCATACATATTTATCAATACATAAAGACCTGTTTTACCCTGTAATGGATTATTTTTTTTGTTAAATATATCATCCGCATCAGCATCTGTAAAAAGAGGAGTCCCTACTACAATCTGATACAAGGATGCTCCCACGGCCCAGGCATCACTAGCATACCAGCCTTCCCAACTAGTAAAGCTTCGAGGTTTTACGTACTTTTTAATCAATAGCTCTGGAGCAGAGTACCAGTAGGTACCAGTGTATCCGTCCTGACAAGGTGGCATATTGGGTGGCATATAGCGACTAGTACCAAAATCGGTGATAAGGACTTCATCAGTTGTAGACATCAGCATATTTCCAGGCTTTGTATCACGATGAACAATATGGGCCGAATGTAAGGTATCATATCCTTTTAATACACCGATGACTGTTTTAAACGTGTAGTCCCAATTACGATATACTAATGTAGCCAGATTATTTTTGGCTGCTTCCATAATCATACAGGGAAAGACAACACAGGATCCCTTTGTATTTTGATTTGCGGTTCCTAAGAACTGGGACACATGGGGGAGACCCTCCAGATATTTTATGGTGGCAATTTCAGTTATATTTTCTTGGATAAGATCCTCTCTCAAAGGATATTTTGTCGCAACTGAGATTCCTAGGGACCCCACTTTTTCCTCATTGACACGACCAAAGGTGCCTTTTCCTAATTCCTTTGTCCGTTTTCGACTTTTAATGTTCGCTGTTGACAACAGTTTCCGTGTTTTTGTAGGGACTGACACATTTAGAGGGATAGCTTCTACAATCGCAGTGCCAGTATTCGGTTCCTTTATAATAGCAGGTTTAGCAGCAGCGGATGATGATGAACTGCTAGCAGCTACAGTAGCAGAGCTAGTATTAGCAGCAGCAGAGCTTCTGTTGCTGCTAGCTAGAACCGGTGATTTTGATTTTGATTTTGATTTTGATCCTGATCCAGATTTAGACCGCGATTTTCGTGTTGACACCATACTCTACTCCAACTTCAGATATTTCAGAGCAGCCTTTGTAGCCGCAAAGAGGACACCGCCCCAGACCGTATCGGCTATCGCAATCTTCAGATCATACTTCTTCAAGATCGAATAACTCGTGAAATCATACACGGCATACACAGCAGATCCCATGAGACCGGCTTCCAGAACCGTATTCGGCTGATAGATCAAATAAGCTAAAGCCACGTACACAACGACAGCTCCCAGGACTCGGAAGACCACAGGACTGCCTTGGATAGCCTCCGTCATACTGACGGCAAGGCGACCCACAGTCAAAAGCCAGACCGCATCAATAAGAACCAGTACAATCATGGCGACAACCAATTGTTTTAAGGAGGGGATCATCTACTAGTCGCGTTTAAAATCCAGACCCTTTGTCACCCGTCCAAGTAATGAGCGACACTGTCCACATCAGTGCTTTCCAAACGCAGATACACGGAACGACCATTCTGTGCCAAGGTCCCTTCCCAAAGTCCAAGCAGCCCCCGATCCTCGAGTCGGTCCAGGACCTCCATCATCCATTTAAACGCAAAGTACTCCTGACCAATTCACCCCTGAACTTCAGCAAGCACCTGTCCGTCCCTTACGATGCCGTCTTCCAGATACGAGAAGGTGCCGACTGGTCTCTCGCTCTCACCTATATTTTACACTGTCCCAAAGACGTTCTGGTAGTCGCAGAGGATCTGCCGATTCCCGAGGCTCTATGGCCGAAGCTACACAAGTCGATTACCTTTGTTCATATTGTCTCGACACCGCTTAAGAATTTGAAACCGTATCAGACTGTTTTTTTCGCACCGGTTGACGACGTAGCAACTGGATTCGGTGACACAGTCTTCAAGGCCCTTCAACAGACTTATAGGCGTTCCTATACGCTCCAGAACTTCAAGGAAATCGTTCAGGAGCTGCGAATCGCCGGGGCGTCACTCGCATGGACAAGGGTAGGAGAAGGCTCTAATGTGGACGGACAGGGGTCTCTGTACTGGTATGATCCGGTACTTGATCAGGGATCGGATATGTTGTCTAAGGGACAGTTAGCCGATCTCTTTAGTTGGTTATCTTTTCAATTCAAGTAATTTACATCTTCATGCCCTTGGCGGCATCCATGAAGGAGGCCAGGACGGCATTAGTACCCATCTTGGATGTGGAGGAGGCAGCCATGTCCTGGCCAGCACCACCACGCATCCCCTTACGCCTGGTGGTCCTCATGCCCTTACGCATCGCCGTAAACTTGCCCTTGGTGGGCTTGTAGCCGGCGGCAAAGAGTCTCTTGATCGCCTTCTTGCCGGCCGCCATCTTCTTGCGGCTAACAATGCGACCTGCCTTGTTCTTGACAAGATCCTTCTTGTGGAGGCCGCCGCTGGTGTGCTTCGCCGTACCGTGAAATACTTCTGCCTTGGAGCCGACTGTCTTCTTGTGATCCATGTTCTACTAAGACTTAAGAAAATCGTGACATGTAGTCGAAATGGAAGATCTCTTTCAGTCAAAGGCGATCAAGAAAATACACATCCGGATTCAGCAAAATGGGAGACGCAACGTGACAACCGTCCAGGGTCTCGATGATGATCTGGATCTTCATAGGATTCTCAAGGCTCTCAAGAAGGCCTTCAACTGTAATGGATCGATTGATAAACACGAAGAGTATGGAGAGATCCTCCAGCTTCAGGGAGATCAACGAGAGACTGTCCTAGAGTGGCTATTGGCCCAGGAGATTCTGACCAAGCAGGAAGTGGTAGAACGGGTGGTTGTTCATGGGGCTTAGTGTTGCCAAGCAACAATCAGTAGCAAAATTGAAAACGGCCTAAACGCCGGCCACCTTGAAACCCTAGGGATTTACAGTTATTTTTCTATGCCATCTAAAGTAGAAAAAATTGAAGTCCAACAGAGCCCCCTATCGCAGCAACCTGGCTCTAATATGTTAGAAAAGCCTAAGAAAATGGAATACGTGTACGATGAGCTGAAGGACGAGTATATCTGTCCTGACTGTGGTATCACGAAGAAGAAGCAGAACACAATGCATTACCACATGAAGCGGTGTCAGAACATCCTGGACTTTGTGTGTACGGAGTGTCAGCAGGAGTTCGTTCAGAAGAATGCGTTAGACACCCATATGCGTCTCCGTCATCCTCCTCAAACGAAGGACGATACAGATGAGTTTGTCTGCCCCTTTGAGGGCTGTGACTTTACGAATCCGACCAAGGGTAACTGTCGGACCCACTGTATGCGGAAACACCTGAAGAAGGAGGTGGCGAATATTATGGAAACATTATCTGACAAACAGGTGAAATGTAAGACATGTGCCGTTACCTTTAAGTCTAAACCCCATTTCTACTATCATAGTCTAGGGTGTATTGTGCTACCTCTGACAGATCCGAGGCATGAGATTTTAAAAGATATTATCTAGTGATGATATCAATGGATATCATCTAGTAATGATACCAACTAGTTGGGCTCCACTACATTTGCCATCTTTACTAGCGAATAGGTGTGATAGCCAAGTGCCGCAAAGCCTACCATAATACAGGATTCATAGGCCCACCTGCCGGTATTTTTTTGATTGGCACCGATAAAAATCAGTAATGGTGCGACAAGCAGTACATGGATCAGATTGACCCACAGAAAAGGACTGTGAGCAGCATATTTTACTAGGGCCTTGTACCCGTGGTAAATCAGGATAAAAATGCCCGCACCTAAGATGCTTTGATAGGCCCAAATAGGCAGATCGGATTTAAAAAACGCAATGAGAAAGAATATGGGAACGACGAACAGGATGTGGAACAGGGCGATGATTAGGTGGATGTCCATTTGATCTATTTCATAGCCGTTATTTGTTTTTTGAATTCACAGAGATCCAGAAGCATGTGGGCCGACTCGAGGGCTCCTTCTGTCCAGGCTTGTCGCATAGAAAAGCTCTCCCCGCAGACGAAGATCCCGTGGTCTTGGCATAGTGAGTCCTTTAACACGGCCACAGGGTCATAGGAGCCAGGGAGCCAATAAGTACACCCGTTGGACCAGGGATGAATCACAAACTCAGTTGGTTCGCCGATGTCCTTGTCGGGCAACAGCCGTCGTATGCCCTTCATGACGGCCTCTTTGACTGCGTCTTCTCCCTTTTCTTTTCGGAACTTGATCCAGTAAGCAGCGTCAGCCCCATCCGTATAGGAAATCATTACAACCCCTTTTTCGGCAGAAATAGGGATTGTATATCGGACCCTAGAATCTGACACAATCTTCGTCAAATCCTTGAGCCACTCCTTATCCTTAAAGACAGCGTACATGCGAACGAGGGGTTCCATAGCTAAATGACGAAGAGCGGGAATGGCCTGGAGACCGCCGATCTTCTTGACAGCCACGGACGGAATAGCCAGAACGCAGGCCCGACAGAGAATATCGGGTCTGTCGGAACAGACAGACAGACCTTCTCTGTCTTTTTCCAGTCTGCTGACATCCGTCTTGAACTGAATTTTTCCACCAAGCCGCTTAAAATCTTCGGCCATGCCTTCTGGGATTTTACTGAATCCTTCTGCGACGACAGAATAGGTCGCTTTTGATCCAAACTCTGTCTGGAAACTGTGGATCGCTAGATCAGCCCTTAGTGTATGGATTTCTGACCAATAGGGAAACATGTTGTAGTATTCGACACCCTTTTGTCCATGGACCATAGACAACAGTTCGGCCAACGTATGTGTGGCCAGAACGGACGGCGGTAACTCTGCCAGTGGCAGAATCATGGTCGCCAATAGATCGGTGAAAGGATTTGGCTGAGCCAACCCATCTCGGATGTACAGGCTCCCATCCGAAGTACCAATGGGGTAGGTCTTCAGTCCGTACTGCTTGATCAGTTCATGAACCAGGACATGATCATCACCTATTCGTCCTGCCCCCGATTCCCAATGAAGACGTCCTTGATGATGAGTATAGACACGTCCCCCCACATAGTCATATTTTTCTACAATTAGCACCTTACAGTCAGGATGCTTTTTCAAAGTTTCGATACCCACTGTTAGTCCAGCCATACCTGCTCCAACAATGACTAGATCGTACCGCATTCCCTACCTGGATCCAATAAAAATAATCGTTTACACATCGTTACACATTCGCCGCGACATTCGCAGCACCTGACGCAGTAGCTGCTTCCTCCAGTTCTTTCTTAGCCGCCGCCTCCTCTGCCGCCTTGGCCTTTCGGGCCAGATCGCTGACCTTGCCATGGACAACTTCCCACTTTTCATTAATGAACGGCACCGAGCAGTTGAAGATCTTACTAACATCGGTCATGGCCTGGAAGGTGAACTGACGGAGAGCTTCCAGTTCTTGACGAAGAGAGGTCACGAGGTCCAGGGCCTCCTCCCGTGTATATTTCTTTGCCACATCAATGCGACGGAACAGATCGACGGCTGCCCCATTGAAACCGTCGAGGATATCACGGATCTCATTGCTCTTGAGTCGCTCCTTTTCACGCCGACCCAGGACGCCCTTCCAATCCTCTTCGTCCGCTTCCTTGAGCAGATACTTCACTCCCATGTCCTCGTTGTTCACGGGGTTCAGATGCCTCTCATATCTGTGGCGTTCTACGTCCATCATGTGAAGACAGACTCTGAGGATCTGTAACAGGTCCTTGCGTTCGTCTTTACAAAGCTTATCAAAGGCCGACTGAACATGGTAGGGATTTGGGAAACCGCCGCAAGGCACAAAGCCAGGATGGGCTGCGTTATGCTGGCCGCCCTTGGCGAGCCAGGCGAAGTAGTGGGGATTATGGACTGTGCCCGTCTTGATCGCATGGCCGGTGGTCCAGGAGAAGGGAGTGTGACAGGCAGTACACCACATTTGGTCGCACCCATCGATTTTGCTTATCATTTCACCGCAGGTTGGACAGGGTTTCGTGTCCTTCCTCAACAAAGCGGCGGTGGCCAGATTGTCGGCGGTACAGGTATGGGCGGTGTCCTTGTCCAGCCCTTTGACCTCGAAGCAATCGGGACAGACCCAGACGTGACAGATGCCGCACTTCCAGACACTGGACAAGAACCCGTTACAGTCAGGAGCAGTACAACGACGAACGAACTTGGCAACAGGAGTAGCAGCAGAAGACGAGGAGTTCGATTCCCCAGTTTCAGGCCGACCCATTTGGATATTGTAGATTTTGCGACCAATTGTCCCTCGCTGTTTTTGAATGACATTGAGTTTCGCATAGAACTCCTTTTCGATCTCGGCGTAGGCCTTATTAAGTTCGCCCTCTTCTTTTTTCAGGTCACGGACTCGCAGCTCTCGTTCGGCGGCCAACTGGTAGCCTGGCAAGAAACTCTTTTCACGATTGACTAAGATGGTCTGCCGATGGGCATAATAGGTCTTGTTCAAGAAAGTCGCACTACAGATGGTATTCAGGAAGCTGCGGGTCCAGGCGGCTCGGCAATGCATACAGTGCGGATCTTCAATGCTTGAGAGCATATACTGTTCGACGCACTTGATACAGCATTCCTTATGGCAGCCATTACATTCGACCTTTTTACGGAGGTGACCCGTGTAGGCCTCGGCACAGATGGGACAGGCAGGCACCTCCACGACAACATTGGCGGCTTTCTTGACACGTTTCGCAGTTGACATGATATTAGTATGGATAGTTATAGGATCGGGGACAGTCAAATTTAGTGATACCCGACTTCAATTTTTCTTTTTGGACCTAGTAACAAATTCCTGTCCGTCAGTAGGGATGTTGAAGTGGTCTGTACTGCTATACGGAGGTTTGCTGGCCTTTATCGATGTGGTTATGATGCCGATTACGAAGGGGGTCGCAGCAAAGACCTTGCCGCTCTGGCTCATGGCCGTTCCGACCCTGGTTTATGCCGCCGATCCTTGGATCTTCCTTCAGAGTCTTCGCCTAGAGTCGATGGTGGTTATGAATTTTATCTGGGATCTGCTGAGCGACGTTATGGTGACATTTGTCGGGTTGTTTATCTTGGGCGAAAAGATATCGTTGTTCAAGGGTATAGGAATCTGTTTGAGCTTTATTAGTATTTTTTTACTCACCTGTGAGGATGAGGCCTGTAAATGATCACTGCTAATTTGTATATTTATTTTGGCAATAAGGGGGTGGATATATTAAAATCAGGATTTCGGTACTTTTCAATACCATAGCATAGACCACATAAGCTAAATGTAATGATTATGGAACCAAGAGGAGCAATTAAATTTTTGTCATTTGTATAATAACCTAAAATAGCCATACCACTTACAAATATAATTACGACAGCTTGAGGATAACCCCAAGATATCATTACTACAGTAAGTAATTATTAAATAAATAGCTTTATATTGAATAATATACAGCAGTATATAATGTAAATTATATATTTTTTTGAAATAGTATAAATATTCTAAAATATGCGTTTGATTTGACAATTTGTTCTCTACGGTTTTATTGGTGGTTCTGTAGCTCACTTGGCAGAGCATCTGGCTGTTAACCGGAAAGTAGACGGATCGATACCGTCCAGAACCGTTTATGGTTGTACATTTATGTACAACCATAAAAGGTAACCAGAACCGTTTATTTATAGTTTACTATATCCAAATAATTCAAAGTCTTTATCGTAAAATGAATTAATTAACGCAATTGAATTACTATTAAGATAGGAATAATAGTCAATTGTATTCTTATTTTTTAATAATAATAAATTAAAATCGTCATATCCTAAAGATGTCATATTTTCATTTAATGTTTCTTGTTTTAAAAGCTGTAAATTATCAATCAATACACCATTTTCGTCAGTAATATATGTATATTGAGGTATAAAATGATTATCATAAGTACCATTTGCTGATTCTAGACATTTAGTTATAGTTTCATAAACAGTATCTTTTGAAGTATCTGTATCAATCAAATTGTAATAAAATAAATCACTCACTAATCTTGTATATGGATTACGAACAACAGATAAAATTTTAAGATTATCAAAATCAATTTGAAAAAAATCTTTATATGTAAGGATTTCACTATATTTTAAATGTTGTAAAGATGAATTAATATCAATATTTTTTTTTTCTATATAGTTTGCTATATATTTATATAATTCAGGAAGCATATACGAAAAAAGTTGTATATTTAATTTTAAAATATCTTGGTCTAATTCAAGATTTGTATATAATGATTTTTCATCAAGGGATATATTATATTTCGATGAAAAATAAGTTTCTAACGATGTTCCACCTGTTTTTGGAATATGAATTAATAAAAGATTAATCTGATCGGATTTAAAATAAGGCATTAGTACTACTACCGTATAATTTATTTATTATCTTAAACCCCTGTTTGTCTTTCAACCCAATGATTCATATTAGGATACGTCTTATTCATATGAGACGCAATCTCTGCTGCCTTTTCATAGGTTAAGAAGTAGTCTCCGTGACCTGTAAACTCCGTTGGCTTATATATCCACGCAATACGATATAATGACATTTCTAACGTATTGTGAATGGAATGTAATTCTTCAAATTTTTAGTAATTTCTTACAACAAAATCATCGTAACAACTTGTCCGCTCGATTCATCTCTCGTGGGATCCAGCGAATCCCGCACCAGTCAAAATTCTTTGATAGCTCCTTTATCTTATAATGATAATACCTGGCATACTCGTGACGCTGATTCGATTTCATCATGATCTGATGGACAACACCTAGACAGTCGTTTTCAAGGCCGATCGACGACTGGTTCGCCTCTTCTGCGACGCAGATTCCAAGGTAGACCGAGGCCCACTCAGCCTCCGTGGAGGATACAAGCTTGTACAGAGGCTGGACATGTGACGAAAAGGTGTCGTCGGGCTTCAGTAATAGAGCCCCTGCTTTACCAACTTTTGAATGATGATAGAAGGACCCGTCGGTCTGGGCGACGGCTAGGATCGGTGGAACGAAGCGGCTATTCCCTCCGAAACGTACATAGTTCATGTGAAGAATCTTGGGCATTTATATTATTATTATAAGGATGCCTTATGTTGATATTTAGACCCTTGAATATTGAAAATGGGCACTCAAAGAGTGCCCGTTTTTAATTTTCGTTGGTCTAAATAATATTTTTAACTATAGCATTTTATTTGTTAAATACAATTATAATGTAATTATAAAATAACTATTAGTCTATTTAAGAAAATCATGTCAATATTTTTTTAATAAAAAGTAAAAGCTAATAAATATAGTATCTAAAGATATTTAATATATCTACCCTAGAATGATTCCTGAATCAACCCTTACTCGTATTCGTTCCTTCATTCCAACTATGGAAGGATGGTGTCCTGTTGAAAAAGCAGAATATATTTGTAATCTTGTAATTGAAAATAAGTTAAAGAAAGGTGTTGAACTTGGTGTATTTGCGGGCCGATCTCTTCTTCCTCTTGGTTGGGGATTTGAACAGACAGGGGGATCTATTACAGGAATTGATCCTTGGTCAAAGGATGCCTGTTTGATGGGTGATAACACAAATGATAATAATACATGGTGGTCTTCTCAAAACTTACAGCACTTTTATGAGTATACTCAGAATAAAATTAATGAGGTATCGCTTCAATCTCATATTACCCTTCTTCGTCAAACTTCGGCTGAAGCAGTGCTGTCCTTTGAGAATGGCTCTTTGGATCTTATTCATCAGGATTCTAATCATTCTGAACAGATCAGTTGTGATGAAGTGGAACGATGGACACCGAAACTCAAAAGTGGAGGATTCTGGATTGCGGATGATACGGATTGGGCCACCACTCAGAAAGCTCAGAGACTACTCCTTGAAAAGGGATTTATAGAACTCTATAATTCGGGAAAATGGAAGGTATATCGTAAGCAATAAAATTATTTGAGTTTAAACAAATTGTTTTGATTTATTATTAATTAAAAGATGGCAGAATACGCTGATTATATATCCTTTAAGGATGGTAAACAGTATACAATTCTAAACTCCAGTGTTTCAATTAATGAAACATTTGAAATGAATTTAAATGAAAATAAATCATCGAAGGAACTTTATGTTCAGCCAAGCACGCAAATACTTCCACTTGTGGATAGTAGTGCTGATGAATTTAATTCGTCTATTTTAGCATATAATAATCGAAAAAATATTTGGACATACAAATTTTCATCAGATTGTACACTTTATATTGTCTATCGTCATCAACCACCAAAAGGTATTAGTTCAATTTGGATTGGTGAATTGGATTTATCAAATAATCTAATTCGAAATGCTGAACCGCTCTTAATAAGTTCTTTTACAAATTATGAAGATCCACGTATGTTCGCATTTCGTGGCGAATTATATATATCTTATAGTCAGTGGGGCACAGAGGAGATTAATGACTATAATGATCCACGATCAATTATTCAAATTGCTTTTACACATATTATAAAAAGAGAAATATCATTTGAACTAGGCAAAACGTATATTCCACCTTATGGTAATAATTTCATTGTTGGAAAAACTGAAAAAAATTGGGGGTTTTTTGAAAGTAAAGGTGAATTATATTGTCTATATAGTATTAGCCCTTTTACTATATTTAAATATGATATTGTGAGTAATTCATGTAAATTTGTAAGATGTGTTAAAACTATTGCCAATTTGAGTCTTAGAGGTGGAACTCCACCTATATATATTAAAAATAGACTAATATCATTTATTCACTGTAATGATTACTTGGTATATATGCTAGAAATTTCCTGTGATAAAAATGTATTCAAAATAAGTCATATAAGCGAATTTTCTACTATATCGTCTTTAAATACATTATTAAAAGATAATGAACAAATAGTAAAAAATGGTATTCTGTTTCCTTGTGGATTAGTCTACGATACTATTAAAAAACACTATATTGTATCTATGGGGTACAATGATAAAGTAACTGCTATATCCTATATAAAGGGATAAATTTGATGGATAGTTCGTGTAACACATGTGTTAACACAATGTTTGAAGCAAAGTTTGCCTCTGCGACCCTTTTAAAACGCATCCTGGATTCTGTCAAGGATCTGGTGACCGAGGCGAATCTACTAATCACTGAGGATGGGATTGAACTCCAGGCAATGGACACAGCTCACGTGGCCCTAGTGACCTTTACGATTCTCCCTGAGGCCTGTATGATTTATACATGTGACGAAGAGGTGACTTTGGGAGTGAATCTGGCCAGCTTTGCCAAGATTATTAAGTGTGCTGAGGCCACTGATTCTGTGGTTCTCAGACATCAGGATGGAGGAGCGACCCTGGGTATCAGCTTCGAATCCAATACGGGATCCAAGACCTCGGATTTCGCCATGAACCTCATGGACATTGAGTCAGAGTATATGAGTATTCCTGATACAGAATACAGCTGTTCCATCAAAATGCCGAGCAGTGAATTTGCCAAGATCGTCCATAATATGGCGGCCTTTGGCGAAACCGCAACCCTTTCCGTCAAAGAAGCACTTACTATGGAAACTGTGGGAGATACAGGTAAGGTTCAGATGGTTGTGAAACAGGATCTGACTGCGAAGGTGGAGTCTGCTAGAACAGAAATTGTCTGTTCGAAGGCCGTGAAGGCCAACTTTGCCCTGAAGTATCTCACGGCATTTACCAAGGGCTCAGCACTTTCCGACCAAGTTCAAATCGCTATGTTACAAGATGTACCGATCTATGTAACCTATGATATTGGAGATAAAGGATCTGTGGGGTATTATCTGGCACCAAAGTTGGACGACTAAGTCGTCATCTGACCAAAGTTGGACGACTAATAAATCACAAAGTATCTAATTTAATCTTATAGCAAATTTCATATTTTGTATCATAAACTGTCGTAACATTATTTTTAATTAACTTAACAACCTTTCCGTCTCCAAATAATGCTTTAACTGATTCATTTGAAAATTGTATTGTTATTTCATTCGAAGATACATCAAAAGTGGAGCATTTTATATGAACTGGTACCGTTATATCCTTAAAATCTGCTTCATTACCATATAGAATAGTTGTTTGTTGAATTTCACTATATAGTCTTTCAGCAATCTCTCTACCCTTTTTAATGGCGTATCCTAATTCTTCTCCGTAGAATGTATTTGGCTCTAATGTAGCACCTTCAGCCCATTCATTCCATGCGAATAATGCGTACACAGGGACAGAAAAGCTATCATATTTAATTTGTAATAAATCAGTATATGTATTTTTAATAATATCAGTAGGAGTGTAATTAATAATTCGGTGATTTTTATCTGGATGTCTTGGCGTAGTATTCCAACCGCACAACCCTCCATGTACATGCGGTAAATTTGTTAAGGATGCTGGCAACGGATTATGTGTTTCATGTGCTAGAAATGGAGAATACGCATTAGGTTTTATTATAAGTGTCGAATTATCATAATTACGTAAACAGTGTTGACTTGTATTTAATATATAATATATACCATCAATTCCATGTTTTTTCAATTCAAAACACATAGCGTTCAAATAATAGGATACGTATTTATCTAAATTATAGACAAATAACACTGGTTTATTATCAATTCTATAGTAATTACTATGATTAAAGAACTTCAGTAAAAATTTAGCATGATCTTTTGGCTTTTCATATAATTGACGATATGTTGATCCATCACTATGAAACTTATGATATGTACCATCTGATTTTTTTTTTCCGTAGACATGTTTCCATGATTCATTCGCAAAGCAGAAACAAAATGGCATATTTGGTTCATTATCAATCAATAATTGTTCTAAAGGGTTTGCCATAACAGGTTTATTTTCCAACCAATAATGATAATAAATAAATCCATCAATATTATACTTTTTAGCAAGATCTGCCTGTTTTTTTCGTACAGATATATCCATTGGATTATAATAACCTAGACCTGATGGAGGATCCAGAGGGAATTTACAAGTGGCTAATTGTTTATTGTCAGGATCTTTGAATAAATCCCAATCTGTAAAATCATTTCCGAAGACCTTATTATTTTCGGGAATACTATGATATTGAGCAAAATAATAGGTAAACACCTTTTGTCGAAGAGAATCTCCCATCTATTATTAATAATTTAAATTTATTAATAATTTTAGACTCAGTATATTTTAATATTACAAGCAGATATTAAAGTATATTGTATTATAAATTTTCTAATTCACTTGATTCACATACCCGCATTCACTCCTGGCATATGTCCCATCCGTCAAGGGAAACCCTGCCTCCCTTAGAATCCCCCCTACAATCGGCACTGACTGATGATAGACTGCCTCAGATACCGCCGATTTGCCGTTCAGTTCAATGTTCCGTATCTGATCCTTTATTTTCTTAATGTCCGCTGCCAGATCCACTGGCGAATAGACAACCTCATCCGTCATATCAACACCTGGGGGCGGAGGGCGATTCTCAATACGACTTCGCAAATATGCCTCGTCATCAAATGAGGGCACCTCGGACTTTCCTCTCAACGGAATAATTACTGGCGGAACTGTTCCAGGCACTTGTTCTGTCGGACGATCCGCCTTTAAAATCTGTTCCTCAAAGCCTTCTTTCAACCTCCGTGTCAGAATCAATATCACGAAGGACACGATTAAAAGCACTAAAAATATAGAATTAATCGTTGTCGCCTTCATATCCCTATTCATGAATCACTTTTTCTTCCAGCGAACCGATTCTCTGTCAAAATCCGACGAACAGATGATTCAAGGGTCGGGATCGTTGGACACAGTGATTCAATCCTATTCGTCTCCAAGTAGTTGTTACTGCGGGCCCCTTTGACAAACCCTGAAACCAGCTCCTTATTGGAAATCTCGTTCCATACATGTTTAGGGTTCTGAATATCCCTGTACATCGTGAGGATCGTATTGTGATCCATGGTTCCAGGGTTGACTGCGTTCAAGGTTCCAACATCACGTCGAATCATACAGTCCGCTAGGGCAGGCAAGACATCGTCCATCACCGTCATGGAGTTCTGGATGCTACAGATGTTCTTGTATGCGATGATCTTGCTAATGAAATTGCGGGGACCATCCTGTGATGAGATCGGCATGCGAATGCGGACATTGAGAGCCGATCCCCCATACAATTCACCCATCAGCCGATCCGTATAACCCTTCACGGTGCTGTAGCCGGATCCAAAGAAATTGGGCAACGACTCCTCGGTAAATCCGACTGATCCTGCCTCGGATCCGAGGGGACTTAAAGACACAGTATGGCTCTCATCGTACTCGAAGATACAGCCGGTTCCCATGTAAAGCATATGACAACCTGCTTTAGCCGCCGCAGCAGCCAATACAAGAGGTCCGTACAGGTTGTCATTCAGATTTTCTCTGAGCTTCCCAGGCTGCTCCAAATAGTCGATCGTACCGAATCCAGGACCATGTGTTCGTCCAATGAGTGAGACCACATGACTAGGATTGACACTTGCGATCTCGGCATCCACAGCGACTCTGTTATCAGCTCGGCTAGTCCCTAGGACTACCGTGAATCCCTTGGCCTCAAGGACAGGCCGAAAGAGACTGCCGATCCATCCGTTACCTCCATAGAGCAGACAGACCAACCTTTTCATCTCAGACTTTCGAATAGGGGTCGTCACTTCCAACAGATTCTCCTTGGTCACCCAATACGCAGCCCTATTCACGGTTCTGAACCAGTCGATCGTCGTCCGAAGTCCCTCATCAAAGGATACCCGTTGCTTCCACCCGAGCTTTTTCAAAGGCTCAGACTCAATCCAATATCGCTTGTCATTAAAGTGACGATCCTCCACATAAACAATCCTGTCCTCAAGCCGTTCGTCAGGGCTCAGGACAGCCAGCATCTGTTTCGCCAGATCCCGAATGGACAGTTCATCCTTGGACGATATATTATAGATCTCACCGACTTCCCCTTGGAATAGGACGCACAGGACAGCATCGACTGCGTCTTCCACGTACAGAAAGGAACGGAGCTGGTTGCCTGTACCCTGGAGCGTCAGCTTCTTGCCGTCGAGGAGTTGAAACATGAACTTGGGAATCACCTTTTCAGGGTACTGGCCGGGTCCATAGACGTTGTTGGATCGGATAACAATAATTGGCATATTGTAGGAATGTATGTAGGAATGAACGAACATTTCCGCCGAAGCCTTCGATGCCGCATAAGGATTGGTGGGCTTCAGAAGTGATGTCTCAGTAAAGACTGCTCCCCCCTGACTATGGTTCTCCCCATACACTTCATCGGTACTGATATGAATAAAACGACTGACCTTACCATAGGCTCGACATGCTTCCAAAAGAGTATGGGTTCCAATGACGTTGTCCTGAGTGTACAACATAGGATTGGTAAAGGAGGTATCCACGTGGCTCTGGGCGGCAAAATGAACAACTGTATCAATCTGATGGTCAACCATCAACCTGTCGAGGAGAGCCCTGTCTTTGATGTCCCCTTTGACGAATACATAGTTCTCTGCCGTAACGGTCAGATCGGCAGCCACCGTAGAGCAGGGATACAGATAGTCCAGGTTAACCAGGGTCATATAGGGATGCTGCTTCTGAAGACGGCGACAGAAGGCAGACCCAATAAATCCACATCCACCGGTCACAAGAAGCTTCATAATGTTCTAATACATTCGTGAATTAAATGTTTAAGTTATGAACCCAAATGTGTTCTACATTCGTACAACACATCAAGATTTACAGTAGATGGAATGGAACAAAGTCGTCGGCTACGCAGTCATGTTGTTTCACGCCGCTCTAGGAATTCTGGCGTTCTTCGGTCCGTACGGAACTAATAACATCAAATACCTCCTTCTGTTTATCGCCCTTTACCTGTCTATCCTTGCTCAATGGGCGATCCTTAGAAAGTGTGTGATCACACGATTCGAAAACTTTATGCTGGAACAAGAACCAACTACGCAGACCTTTCTAGCAAGTCCTCTAACGATGCTATTTGGCGAGAATACCTATATTCTGTACTGTCTTATTCCACTTATCAATGGACTGTTTGCCCTGGTCAAGATCTATTGGCTTCTTAACGAATCAGATCCAACAAAATACATTAAAACCAGCGATATATTCATTAATCCTCATATAATTTCTGACAGAGCCCATTCTGAAATCGAAGCCAGTTCAAATGAACGGCGTACACATGGATCTCCCAACCCTGACTGACATTGGCATCAAATCCAGAGGGTACAGGAACCGCCGTCGGCACACGAACCTGAAGGTCCAGACGAATAGAGGTGCTGCGGCTCATATTGGCTGAGCCGCTGGGCTGGTGAGCATCAGGATCCATAGCAAAACTGTAGCCGTAGGCATAGGAGGCCCAGGCGTTCCAGCCGCCCTTATGACTAGACGCGATATGCCGCCGCCACCATTCCCCCTCGGCCTGCTCCACAATGAATCCGTTGATCCTGAGCGTAGCATACACGAGCCACGGCTGATGTACAGAGTCGATATTGTATTGAGTCTCGAGCACAGGGCTAAAATTACCCCATTCATTGTTAATCGCCACACCTTTTCGTCGAAACACCCAGACGATTTCTTGGGTCGGGTGGTTCAGCTCCAAGGGCAAGGAAAGCTCAATGGTATCAGAGTCCGAATTCGTCTTGGAAGCCAAGTACTTGTAGGGCTCATCAAAGTAAAAATTCGTCACGAACTTTGTGAGCTGTTCAAAGGGCCGATGGATATACGCATCGCGAACTGAACTGTCCACGAGGGCACAGTAGGTAAGCACTCGGAAATCCTGTATCGCAGGGATCGCCAAGGGTGCCGTGTACTTCACAATGTCTAATTGGGCCACTGGAATCCTGTATTTGCCTTTCTGAATGTATTCAGGGACAGTATCAACTTTGAAGATCACGGAAGATCCTAATGGCGTATCAGTACAACTCTGTCGAGCCTTCGCAATTGTACGCACACAATCGCTAAAGGGTCGCAACTGGACGTTCACGCGGACAGACCCCTCCTTACAACTGAGCAAAGGAAAGACCTCCTTGAAGCGGGTTCTCAGGAAGAAGAATGGCAACAAACAGTAATAAACCCCGTTCTGGGTTGGCCACGGTCTCTGGGGATTCATGGACCCCGTATTGTTCGCAACGTTATTGAGCGACGTGAGCCCATTCGCATCTGCCGTTAACCCAATGAGCATATTTTCGTCAGGAATGAGGGACGAATAGAGTTTGATAAAGGCCCCGTCCAACCGTTCCAAGGTCTGGTCGCCGACCTCGAACTCTGCGTATTCAATAATCGATGTGCCGAGTGAGTTGATATAGGTCCAGGGCACATTGCTCGCATCGGAGACGTCGATCGTATAGTCCTGTGTCGACATCTTCAGGATTGTCGCAGGATCGTACCAGGAACCAAGGCGAATCTGTAGCACAAGGGCCTGTAATAGATCCCCGGCTGTCAAAGCATTCAGTTCAAACGTAAGACGGCCGCCCCAGTCTGCCGTGCCTCTGTGTGCGAACTCCTGGCTTGTCATGGTCATGGGATAGGTCGTTGAAGGTTCTCTGTGGAACCAGGATTTGTCGGTATCTAAGGGAAAGAAATAGTCATCTTGTGCGTCCCTTGATGCTAGATCTATGACCGTAGTGATATCACCTCTGGGCCTCGATGAAGCCATCATTGTCTCTAACAAAGATTCTGTATTTAGGTTAGAGATGTCCCATACAAGAAAAAGAAGCCATTCAAGGCGAAGTATTAAATCATTTCCTCTAAGAAAAAAGAGCATAGAACGACTCGCCTCGTTACGAAACAGGTCAAGATCCTTGGCCAATTTTGAGGAAAATGAGACGACGAGCCCTACCGTCCACAAGTTTGTTGCCCCTCGTTTAGAAACAGCAGAAGCGAAACTGACACTAGACAAACAGGATCATATGGATGCGGTTGACCGATTAAGGGTTAAAATAGATCACCTAGAATCCCAGATGAAAACTGCTAAAAAAGCAAAACGAGAAGATCGTGTAAAAGATATCAAACGACAGTTAAGTCAGGATAAATTTCAGTTAAAGATTCAGATGAAAATTCTAGAAGAACGTTATGGTCTTACGTACTAAACAGATGATCAAATCCCAACAGTTTCACCATGAGATGCTGGGGTTGATCAGTTCCCGTATTTATTCGAAGCGTTAGAGGATAGGTTAAAAGTGAGCACTGAATGGGCCAGGGAAAGGGTGTCCAGACACCCTTAACGACGGAAATGGGTCTCGTAATGGAATGGTAACAGTCGCAATCACACTCGATGTTCAGTCGTAGGACACTTTCAAAGTCATTGACCCCTGTGGAGGTGATTCGAAGATCTGTCCAGGTGATATTTGATGAATTTGGTACTATAAAGGATACGAACTGTGTTGTAGGGTCGATCGCTCTTGAATAGATATGGCTATGCTTTATTGGCTCCTCGAAGTCTGGATTCAGACGAAGAGCGGTTCTAACAGGTATATCCATGATTACAGTAATTAATAATTGGCCTTTTAGGCCAATTATAAATCTGTCAAAATTTGATTGACTTGATCTGTCCAAACAGATGTATCCAAAATGATCAAAATACCCGCCATTAGTGGTGGTGGTCCAACAGACCGATTCAAGAAGGTCTTCTGGGATGCTGTCACAGAAAAAGATCCAAAGTCAGGTCTCCCTATGAAGGGAAGTATCGGTGTTCACTGGAATGTATATACCGATCTAGACTCCCTGAACACGGATGGCCAGCTTTTAACGAATCTCTGTAGGCTTCGAATAAACAAACTTAATCCACGATCTGTTCGTCATGACGATCCCTTTCTGACGAAAATATCGGCAGGCTTTCTGACAAAATTCTATGAGTTCGCCAATCAACAGACGCAGCCCTACTTCTTTATCAAAAACGGGGCAAGTCCCTTATGGCTTGCCAAAAACGTAGGGACTTATGAGTACGATGGAACTCATGAGTTTCCCCACAGAATCCGGTACGAGATTGTTCGAGTTGTTACGGAGGAGGAGGGGAAACAGAGGTTAGGTGACGGAAATAAGGCACTCTTTATGATGGCACCTGAATCATTGCCTGCGTCCTATGCGACGACTAAATCAACCTCAGAGTCAACAGAAACCTCGATGTCGACTGTTGCTACTGTTGCGACTGTTGCGACTGTTGCGACTGTTGCTACTGTTGCTGAAAAGCCAAAGGGGCGACCAAAGAAGACAGTCACTGCTACAAATACAGTTATTGAACCAAAAAAGGGACGACCAAAGAAGATCGTGGAGCCAACGAATACTGCTAAAGTTGTATCAGATAATACAACCAAAGTTGTATTGGATAATACAACCAAAGTTGTATTGGAGACTCCAATCAAAAGACAAAAGAAGGCCCCAACGAAAGCAACAGTTCCTGTTACACAGTCCATTACTACACCACCGATCCTGATCCCTGAACACATAGAGACCAATGATGAACCACTATCCGTCGACTCAGTGGAGCTCATAAAGCTAACATCCTTTGATATCGATGGAACAGGGTTTTATAGGGAACCTATTAAAAACAAGCTATTCAAACAGAACAAGGATGGATCAATTGGTCCTTATGTTGGCCGATGGTCAACTAAGGAAGCCAAGATCTATGAGGATATACCTGATAGTGATAGGGAATAAATGACCACTCATTTATTCATGAATACTTATTTTGTTTACCAAAAGTGATCAAAGAAAGGATATAGTCTTATAGCGGTTCAGTTTTTAATTGACATAAGTAAGTTTAACATAGAATATACAATTAAACCAATGAAAAATCATTAAATCGCAATCGGCTCAGGATTCTCTAATCGAACAGACCTGGTCACAAGCGGACTCATTCGAACATTAAGGGGTGGAAACTCGATTCGTTTCTCAACGGGTACAACAGGGTTTGAAGCTGTCGCTGGTTCATTTGAGACAACCAGGATTTTTTTAATAGGAAATTTGTACCGAATGAAACACACCATGACGCCACAGAGAGCACATAGTAGCATACAGGCTAAAATACTGACAGGGAGTACTACCACATTAATAAGGAACGAATCGGTGGTAGGAATGGATGTTGGACTTACTAAAATAGGAAACGGGCTAATACTTGGTGTTACTGTATGACTAGCTGTGATCATACGACTAGGACTTATAGATGCCTGTTCGGTCATCTTAAATTGGGTTAGAAGAAGGAGAGGAAGCATGCTAATATAAGATCATTTTATCTTGGAAAACCATTTTTTAGCAGATGGACTTTCTTTAATCGCTCGCCTAGCAATATCCGCATCGGCAGTATGAAAGGTCTTTCCCTTTAATAACAGGGAATGGACCCTGGCATAGCCCCAGGCCTGCTGTGATGCTCCAGGCCGATGTCCCGTCCTCCATGCCGCCAAGCCCCTGTTATAGGATTCTCTCAAATACCGCACAGGCACCCCTGTGGCCTTGGCCTTCTCTTCCAATGACAAGGCGTCGGGAAACATTTTCTTGAACTGGCTCGTATAAGAACTGGGCTTCGTTTGAACACCCATGTCGGTCTTAAACCCCACGTAGGCCTTCGGATCCTTCCAATCCATGGATCCAAATTTCCCAATCTCTTTTCGTCGCTGTTCAGCAGCTTTCCTGGTTAGCCCTCTATAGTATTTTGGCGGCCATAACTTCTTTCGAGTTTTTGTATTTGTCATCCCTACTTATATTTGATATAAATAGAATGATCCGACAAGGAGGCGGCTACCGAGCTACTGCTAAAAACACAAAGTACTTAAAGATGTATAAGCAGGGCAAGTCCATTGGCTTCACCATGCGATCCTCCTTGAAGGCCAAGGGGCTCATTCCAAGAGCGAACGGGACTTATAAGGTCTCCGAAAAATATCGCACTAGAGGAAATGGCACAAAACGTCGTCGTAGAGTCTGATCAGGAACCTTTGTCGAGAAAAGGCTACGCCCTGAAAGATCTGGCCCGCTCCTTCCTCCAAGTCCTAGGAGAAACCGGTCCCGTGGCCTCAGGGAAGCTCCTACACTTTACGGCGGACATGGTCTGCTCGGGAGGGTTAGATCTGTGGCAGACCCTCTGCTGGGACTTCGCCTTCGATCATATTGGAATCGCTAGCCCCCGCGTGTTCGTCTATTTACGTAAGAAATTCGCTGAAATCGCGGAACGAAAGGCTTCTACCCCTTTTGTGACCCTGGTCAACAGTCCCTCATTACAACAGGCAACTGTAGAAACAGTATTAATTTTACAGAGCTGCCCGAAAAAGCTCAAAACCAAGGTTCCCTCTGTGCCGGCAGAGACGCACCAAAATGATCTGTGGTTTTCGTCGAATGCCAGGGCGGCAGAAAAGGAATCTGTCCGAAAGGCCTGGAACAGAAGCCATGACCTAGAGCAACTCTTAATTGCGGGAAATCAGATGGTGTCTGCCATTACCGATGGAGCCTTGGAAAAGGCCCTCTTCTGGATGCGATGGATCCAGGAGGAAGATGGACAGCTAAAAAAGCGATTCGGGTCGGGTCTGACGACGATGGACAGGGGTCCAAGTCATCTGAGTCCAAAGCAGCGAAACGCCGCTGTGTTTTTTATCTGTTCTGTGGTTGCCGAATGTTACAAGGAACTGGCACAAAAAGGTCTGGTACGTATGCACGAGGAGGTCCAAACGCTCCTGGATATCTACAGATCGCCAGATAAGCATCTGACACCGTCTAGACGCCAGGACTGTCTGAACCTGATGATCCAGATTCTGACGGAAGTGCCTCGCTGGAAGGTGCCGGCCGCCCCGTCCTTAGTGAAGGACCCGATCGTTTTAGCAAGAGCTGTAGGCCAGGCCGAGACCTTTTACAAAGAGATCTTGATTCTGCCGCTTCCAGCGAAACCCTTGCCGGCCAAAGTAGGAGCCATTGGAAAGAAAAAAGTACTGGCAGCATCCAAGCAGGAAGTCCTAGAGAACCAGCTGAACCATTTGGACGAGGCAATTATGAATTATTATTCTTTGTAATTTAATCATGCCAAACATCATTTTCACTGGGTTTGCTTATACTTTTTTTATCTTCCTCAGTGATACAGTCGAATTTTCCAAATTCAGGAGTGGTAGGACGCCATTCCTCTTCTTCTTTCTTTGAAATGGTCATGTTCGCAAGTTGTTTTGTTAGATCGATAGGATTATGAATTGGATTGCGATTAATGATCTCATCAAGTTGTTTTGTGAGATTGATAGAATTATGAATCGTATTGCGATTTACAAGGGACGGAAAGTCGGTCTCTGATTTGATGTTGAGCAACTTTGGCCTGGGGGGCAACGAGTTGGTTCGATGAACGGGTGCCTTAGGTGGCAGTAGTTGCTGTTGTTGTTGCTGTCTTAAAGGAATCGGTATATATCGGTCAGACATTTTGTTACTGATTATACCCAGTAACAAAATATCAAATTTCAATAAAAATAGGACGTGATTGTTTTACTTATATATCATCAATATTCAATGTCTCGTTATCTTTTTTGACACGGCCCTCCTGAGCCTTAGTTCTCTTATCTTTGGCACCCTTCTCAGGGGCGGCCTTCTTTGGTTTTGTGGCAGCAGCCGAATTGCTGACCACAACATTTCCCTCTTCGTCCTCCTCTTCCTCCTCTTCCTCCTCTTCCGATTCGGCTTCGAATACAAACCCCGCCTCTCCCTCTCCATCCGCTGACATCTCGGCCGTGAATCGTTCTGGTATATATCCCGCATCTTTGAATGCGTCCAACCACTTTTTAGTGTTTACTACTCCCTCGATGTAGGCCACAGGATTTTTGACAGAAATACCTGTAGCCTTGAAGATTTGCTCCTCCTTTTCCCAATTGGGCAGAGAGACGAGGACGATCGTTCCCATACCGAGACCACAGGATCCCTTGGCCCTTAGGACATCGCGGCACAATGCGTTAGCTGACCTACCATCCGAAAGATCCACGAGAAATCGCGAGTTGCCTACGCTCTTGGTAATCTTGCCAAATCGCATGGAGTTCTCCTCGATGCCCTCAGCGACTGCTTGGTCCATGATTTTGACATTCGCGGCGAGACCGCGACTATCCTTACGATTGAGGCCCTTTCCCTTATTTGCCTGTGAATTTGACTTGCCTGGCATTTTATTATGGATAATTGATTAGTCTTTATGTGACGATTGGAATCGCGATTCCTTTTTTCTTCTAGCTCCGGATTTCAATTTTATTTCCGTAAAAAATGAATGGGTCCAGCCGTAAATTATAGCTACTAATATGAATATGATAACTCAGAGTGAGCCGCCCATTAGCTATATTGACTTGGTGCCAGTGGCTCACCTTCTAGTACGGAACAATCGCTTTATCGATGTATACTGGGACACAGTGACTAAAAATGTGATATACTACCACAATCAAAGCTGGTATATGTCCGAAGATATGGAAATCGGCCAGTCTTGTGCCTATATCCTTGGCTCAGACGTGGAGGCGTTACAGGCCGATCAGCTGCTCATCTTTGAGGGACATGGGCAAAATCAGTTGCGATATCCTGCGACAACGAAAATGGCACAGGAATTTCTCAACTGTTCCTGGTCAGACTATGCGGTATCGGATATGGGAATCGTCGAGGGCATCTTGAGATCTTAAAATATACACAGTATTTAGATGCCATCAAAAATATACCTCAGTATAGGTGTCAATTGTGGCCCAAGAATATATATAAAAAGTACATTACAACTTACAAAAGAAAAGGGTTATAAATCATGTCCTTTTGATCTATGTATAACGTCCTATGCTGCCCTCTATGAATGTTTGAAAACAGATTTCAAATATTTTTTCGATGATCTTCATTTGATTCCCTGGGAAAATGCCCCAGGAGATAGAAGCTTATGTGGAAAGGGTGGCTATAATATTATGAACAAGTATGGTATTAATTTTAATCATGAAGGATCAACGCATTCTCATATGTTTAACGAAGGTAAAAATGATGATGAATTTTACATTCGAAATGATTTTCAAGAATTTAGGAAACGATATCAGATTCGAGTCAAAAACTGGTTTGATTATATTGAACAAAATGACGAAATAATACTTGTCCATGGACTACATAAAGTGTTTAAAGGGGAAGGCAGCCTTCAAGCAATCTGTGACCTATTAAAAGGGAAATATCCGAAAAAAATATTTCGGTACTTGGAGATATAATTACCTTCGACGTAGCGTCCCTCTGATGGCCTCAATCTCCTCTTGGACCGCAGTATCCCTGTTTCCTTGTAGACGGAGCTGTTCCAGCTCATAGAGTCTGTCGATAACATCGGGTGTAACCCCGAGTTGTTCCGAGCTGAAGTAGTCTTGGCCTAAGCATATGATCGGCTCATGATATATAATTGTGTCGAGCCAGAATCGGTGAGATGAATAGCGGTCCCCATGATCACGGGGAAAGACTAGCACATCTCCGTCCAAATACATAAGACGAGACTTGGGCGACTTAGGCCAGCCATGATTATAGCCCTGCTCATGGAGCTTTCTACCGCTTTCTTCGATCTGACAGACCCATTCTATGTGGAGCCGACGGATCCGATGGATAAGCGTGGCCTCCTGTTCTCTGAGGCTCTCTAACTCTTGTTCAATGTCTTGTAGAATACGTTCCCACTCTTCCAGGTTAGGCCTGTCACAAGAAAGCTTGTATCTGTATATGTGATTCTTCGCATCCCCTTCGTATACTTCCAGGTGATCGATCTGTTGCTCAATCTCAGCAAGCTCTGATTCTAAAGTCTTTTTGTCGGACATGGTTATAATTGGATAATAATAGGCGAGACCCTTTAACTTCTGAGCCCGCCCGACTTCAATTTTTTTTCCAGGGATCAAACAAACGAACCTCTCAGTAGGGAACCATGGAGCTTGCGAAACGACTCCGAGGCGTGACGTTAGAAGACGCCAAACAATCATATGAGGATCTGTTGGATTTGCCGTGTAAAAAGCCCGGATTTGACAGGGTCGGGATAAAGGCCCTCGATTACTTCTTTTTACATCACCGGCTGAAAGCGAAGACCAAGCATATCTCTTTTTATGACGCTATGAATGATCCAGATATGGTCAAGAAGCTTTCAGATCTCGTTGTCAAATACAAGAAGAAGTCGCTGGGTCAGTTCGAAGATTCGATTGGACTATTGAAACAAC